TTGACGGCTTCGGCCGAGCCGTAGGCGTTGGTGCCCTCGTCGCGGTACTCGAAGTCATTGGCCGGGGTGATGGTGATGGTGTCGACGGGCTGCTGGCTTTCCATGTACGCCTCGTCGTAGACGACCAGCTTGCCGTCATACACCAGAAACGCCGCGCCCTCGAGGGTGCAGCGGTTTTGAAAAAATGCGAAGTCTGCGAGGTTGTTCTGCTCGACGTAGTCGTAGGTCTGGTCGGTGATCCCGTAGGTCTCGAGCGTCAGGCTGTGGCGGCCGGCGATCTCCTGAGCCAGTTGCAGGAACTTGACCTTTTCCCACGATTTGCTCCGCTTATCCTTCGCAGACTGCGGGATGGAATAGGCCCGCAGGGTGATGATGCCGGACTCGGGGACGACGCTCTCGACGAACATTTTGCCCGTCTTGGCAGCGCCGTCCTCGATGGCGATGGTGTCGCCCTTCTTGGGGTTCCACGAGTCCCACAGCTCGCGGGTGTCGTTGAGCTTGAGCAGCAGCTCGTCGCTCTGCTTTTCGGCGTACATATCGTGATAGCAGCGGTGGACGCTGATGTCCGGGTAGATGTCGACGCCTTCGTATAGGATCTTCACGGCGTCACCTCCTCCACGGCGGCAGGGTCTCCGGCGTCTCCACGGTCTCGACGATCGGGATCCGCACAGCCTCGCCGCCCTCGAAGATCAGCACGTCGCTGAGGTCGGGGTTGGCCTCGATGATGGTGCTCGCCATGCGCTCCTCGTTATAGGCGACGAGCGCGATGCTGTCGAAGGTGTCGCCGCCCTGCGCCACATAATCAATAAAGCCGACTGTCTGCTGCGACATAGGCGCCGCCCTCCCTTCTGCTGAGTGCCTCGAGAATGAAGTCGATGAACTCCGGCTCGAGGTCGCGGAGCTTTCGGATCAGTGCGTCCTCGTCAGTGTCGCCCTCGACCTTGATCTGCGGAGAGAAGGACAGGCCACTCAGGTCGTAGACCACAGCAGTGCCCGAGCCGCCGCTGAGCAGCTCGTAGTCGCTTTCGCCGTCAGATGCCCCGAGCATCCGGCCCGCCTCTGCCCAGTAGGACAGGTTTTGCGAACGGTATGCAGGGTTGAAACTGATGACCGCCTCGGTCGGGTAGCGTGGATCCTCGCCGGCGATGGACGGCCCTCTTGTGAAGCCGCCGGTCGCATAGCCAGAGACAGACGCGCTGCCGCCTCCACCTCCGAACAGGCCGGCGATCTTTGAGATGACGCCGGAGCCGAAGCTGACGATCTTCGATACCCAGCCGACAATCGTGCCGAGCACGCTGGCGATGGGTTCCAGAATAGACAGCAGCGGAGTCAGCAGTGGGGTGATGGCGCCGATCAGGCTCAGGATCGGGGGGAGTAGTGCCTGAACGAGCTGCATCAGGGGATCAAGCAGCGGCATGATGACGCTGTTGACGATTTGCAGAGCCACTTCCAGCAGCGGGGTGATGACCGGCAGCAGGCTCGAGATGATGCTCACCAGCACAGGCAGCACGGCGCTGACGATCTGCGTGATGATAGGGAGCACGGTGGCAAGCAGGCTGGCAATAGGCGGCAGGATCGCGGAGACGATCTGCATGAGTGGCGGGAGGAGCGTCTGCACGAGGTTGAGAAGCGGCGGGAGCAGGGTGCTCATTAGCTGCGTCAGAACTGGCAGAAGGTCGGCCGCGAGCTGAGAGATCAGGGGCAGAACGTCCTCGAGGGCGTCGGCCGCGCCGGTCAGGAACTCGTCGACAAACGGGGCCGCAGCCTCGACCGCCTTGGAGATGGCCGGAGTGATCTGCTCCATCAGTTTTTGCAGGGTCGGCATGAACTTGTTGAGCCCGTCGAACACAGTGTTCGCCATAGGCTTGAGGGCCACTTCGAGCCCCTGCTTCATAACCTGAAGCCGCTCGGCGAAGTCGTAGGTGTCATCAGCTGCGCCGGCGATTGTCTCGCCGTTTTCTTGCAGCTCAGCCGTCAGGTCTGCGACGGCCAGAGAGCCGTCTCGGATTGCTGCGGCCATCGTGGAGCCTGCCCTTGTGCCGAAGATCTCCGACGCGATGCTGGCGGCCTCTGCGGCCGTCCCGGCGTTTTTGATCTTTTCGTAGTACATGGCGAGCCCGTCGCTGGCGCTGATGCCCTCCTTGGCGAGTGTGGCGACGCTCTTTTTCATAGCGCCGAGCACTTCGTCGGTGTTTACGCCGGCCTTGTCGAGCTGGCCCATCAGGGCACTCGCCGTCTCGAAGGAGTAGCCCATCTCCTGAAGCTGCGGGCCGAACTTCTGCATATCTGCCATCAGATCCGTGAAGCCCATGCCCGTGCTCTGGCTGACCTTAAAGATGTAGTCCATAGCGCCGCCCATGTCGTCGGCGTCGATGTTCCACTGCTGGAAGGCTTGGCTCGACTCCTCGATCACGCTGCCGAGGTCGTCCCCGAGCATATCGCTCACTTGGATGGCCTGCTTGGAGATCTCCTGAAGTTGCGGGCCGGTGAGGCCGAGGCGGGTGTTGTAGTCTGCGATCGCCTTGCTGGCGTCCTCCATTGTGGTCGGGACGCTCTTATAGACGGCGTCGAAGTCATCCAGAAGCCCATTCAGCGCGTCGCCGGTGGCGCCGGTTCCGATGCGGATAGCATCAGCAGCGTCATCGAAGGACGCGCCGAGATCCTTCATGTACTTTCCAGCCTCGACGACTGCCTTGCCTGTCGCCACAGCGATGCCGCCCACGGCTGCACCAACGGCCAGCGCCTTCACGTTCAGGCCGCTGATTTTCTTCTGAGCCTGTTCGATGGCTTTGCCGAGTGATGGGTCGATGCTGCCGGCCAGATTGACGACCGCCTGCATCGTTTTTCCGTTTGCCATGTGCGTCACCTCCTTCTGATGTGTGGTTTCTTAAAGCTGGCCGCACGAGTCGGCCGGCTCGCTTGGAGCCGCTTGGCCTCCTCGACGGCCTCCCCGTATTCGGTCAGGAAGTCGGTCAGCCTTCGCTCTCCGAGGTCTCGCGTTGATGTGTGGAAGGCTCGGGCGTAGTCTCGGATTGCGCGTCGGAGCTGTCGGGGGTGTAGGGTTCCTCCGACTTCCCGGAAATAAAATCCCGGCCGATCCTCATAATCTTCATAACGTCGTAGCCGCGGACGCGCTCGAGGTCGGAGATGTCGATCTCAGGGTTGACCGCGATGATGGCAGCGAAGCCGAGGTAGAGGTGCAGGCCGTAGTCCAGTTCGGCCGCGCCGGCTGCGTTGCCGTTCTTGGATCCGCTGGCGCTCAGCTTTCTGGCGTCAGCTTCAGCAAACGCCTGTGCGGTGATCTCGCTGATGTCATAGGTCAGCTCGTTGTAGCTCTTGCCGTTGATCTGCACAGGGTTGTCGAGCTTGATGGTGTTCTTCATTGGGTGCGTCTCCTTTCGATAAACAGAGGGCGCCGCATAGGCGCGGCGCCCTTCAGGTTACAGCAGGCTGCGGATGTCCTTGGCGTAGTCGACGCCGCCGACGCGCAGGATCGTGTTGAGCTGGTCGATCAGCCAGTATTCAGCGCCGCCGACGTAGAGCTGGTAGCGGCTCACGGCAAACGTGGCCTCGTTCTCGCTGGTGTTGCCGGGATCCACGGAGAGCCCCGGGATGCCCTTAGAGACGCAGCGGAGGAACGCCTTGCAGCCTTCGGTCTTTGTGGAGCCGTCGGCCTGCTTGACGTCCTGAGCCCAGCGGATCTCGATGGTCTTGCTCTCGAGCTTCATCATGTTCCGCAGGCCGAGGTCGATGCCGATCTTGGTGATGGATGCCTCCATAGCCTCGATCTGGCCGAGGATGGGGGCGGTGTAGGTTCCCATAGCCTTGAAGTCAGCGGTCACGGGAGTGACAGCCGGCAGCGCGATGGTCACGTCTTTGGCGACGAGAGTGCCGCCGATGTAGACGGTGTCGGCGAGGATGGGGCCCTTCAGGTCGAGCCACAGGTTTGCCATTACTCGTCACCTCCTTCGTAGTAGACAGAGAAGCCCGCGTCGGTGTAGGCGACGTAGACGCTCGCAGACTTGAGGGGCGGGGTCGGGGTGACGGCGATGTCCCAGCGGAAGTCGCCATTCATCACGTCCGTGGTGCTGTTCTCGCTCTCGAGGAACAGGATCACGGGCTCGCCCAGCAGGGCGCCCATGCTCACATAGCCGTCGAGCTTCTCCTGCTCGCGGTTGATGATGCGATCCTTCAGCGCGCGGGTCATAGGGCTGTCGATCTCAGGGCTCCACTCGCGCTGGAAACTATTGGTGATGTGCATGAGCATACGCATGGAGACGTCAAAGATCGCGCGAGGATCCACGTCTGCGCCGTATGTGTAGGCGGCCGTATGGTCGCCCCACAGTACCCACTCGCCTCCCCATGCGACGGCGGTGCTGATGCCGTTCTGCGTCAGCTCCTTGCCGGTCTGCTGGTCGAAGCCGCGGTTGTTGGCGTTGGCCCCGAAATACTGCTTGATGACGGGGATGGCCTTGTTGCCGCAGGTCTCCATCGGGACGCTGTTGTGGCTGAAGTCAGCGCGCATAAGCTCGACCACGGCCAGCGTGCTCAGGTGAAACACGTTGCCGAGGTTGTCCACAGCCTGCGGCCAGTAGACCTTAGAACGCTCGCCGGTGAAGGCGTTGGCCTTCTTCCATGCGATCGCCTTGGTGATCGTGTCGACCGCCTGCGCGGTGCTGTCCACGAGGGGTAGGTCGGCCACGACGAAGGCGTCCCAGTGGCCGTTGATCTTCTTGCAGGCCGTCAGCATGGCGTTGTAGACGGCAGGGCTGTGACTCCAGCCGGGGGCCGCGATCAGATTGCAGACCGCGAACTGCTCGGGATAGAGCAGCGCGATCGCGCTCAGGCCGCTGTACTCGCCGGAGGAGGT